GTCAGCGCAAACAATCACACTTTTAATAAAAAAACTTTAGAATGAGATATAGAATTAATAAAGAACACGAAAAAGAAGCACAGAAATATATAAATGATGTACTAAACAAATTATCATTCAACAATGAAATAGATGATGAATTGGCTGGCTCTGTAGCACTTTTAGCAGATAATTATAATACTTTCATTCAGTGCGAAAAAACGCTACAGCGTGAAGGTATATTGATTTTTGATAGGTTCGGTAGCAAAATAGCACATCCCGCTTTAAAAATAAAAAATGATGCAATTATTCAAATTCAGAAACTTCAAAATGATTTATTGCTTACAAAAAAAAGTCAATTGAAAGTAGTTGAAACATCAACATCAAAAAAAGAAGATGTACAAGATGATTTTATTCAAATGCTTAGACAAAAAAAAATAGAAAGACGATAAATGACAGGTTATGAACAATATATTTATGATGTAGAAAATAACAATATAGTAACATGTGATTATGTAAAATTAGCAGTAAAAAGATTTATATCATTTATGAATAGAGATGATATATATTTCGATGCAGAAAAAGTAAAAGAAGTTATTGATTTTATTTCGTGTTTAAAACATTCATCAGAAGAATCTTCAGGTAAAGCATTTATTTTGGAAAATTGGCAGTGTTTTTTGGTCGCATCTACCTTTGGTTTTAAATGGGTGAAAAATGATAAAAGAGTTGTGAAAAATTTACTATTATCTGTAGCGAGGAAAAATGGAAAAAGTGCTCTAATTATAGCCATATTGATTTATCTGATGATATTCGAGCAAGACGGCACTCAAATAATAGAATGTGCAAATAGTAAAGAACAAGCAAATAAAGTACTTCTTGAGGGTACAAAAAATTTTATTGATTCAATTGACCCAAGTCACAAATATTTAAAAACACAAAGAAATAAAATAAATAATTTATTAAATAAATCAGAAATAAAAATAGTATCTGCAGACTCTAGTAAATTGGATGGTTTGAATTTGTCAGCGTTTGTATATGATGAGATGGCAGAAAGTAAGGGAGATAAGTTATACGGTGTACTTAAGTCATCAATGGGTAATCGTACACAACCACTATCTATTGTGTGTTCTACAGTTACTTGGAATCAGACAAGTTTATTTTATGATATGTATCATGTTGGTATTGAAATTTTACGAGGTATTAAAACTGATGATTCATTTTTACCAATAATATATACATTAGATGAAGAAGATGATTATTTAGATGATAGGGTATGGGGTAAAGCCAACCCAAATCTTGATATAACAATTTATAAATCAAATTTAGAAGATGAAATTATATTAGCAAAAAATAATCCATCATATACTAATACAGTTATAACAAAGGATTTCAATGTGTGGTGTTCATCAAATGAGAGTTGGATTTCAAATGATATGATTATCAAAAATACACGAAAATTAAATATAGAAGATTTCAAAGGATGTACATGTTTTTGTGGTGTAGATTTAGCTGCAGTAAACGATTTGACGGCTGTAAGTTATCTATTTGTAAAGGAAGATAAATATTATTTTTTCATAGATTATTATTTACCACAATCAGCATTAACTGAACACCCTCAGAAAGAGTTTTATAAATCGATGCACTATCAAAAACAAATTAAAATAACAGCAGGTAATTCAACAGATTACAATTATATTACTGCTGATATTTTGAGAATAAATACAAATAGTCCAATAGTATTAATATATTATGATAATTATAATGCTACCAGTTGGGCCCAAAATGCTACTAATTTATCTTTGAATTTATGTCCATATTCTCAAAGTGTATCAAATTTTAATCGACCAACAAAAGAATTTTTACGATTAATTTTATCTGATAAAATTATATTAGATGAAAATTCTTTAACTAGATTTTGTTTTAATTCTGTTTCAATTTTTACTGACCACAATGAAAATGAAAAACCAAAAAAAACAAATAGTAAAAGTAAGATAGATGGAGTAATTGCAGCACTTCAGGCACTTGCAGGATATTTAGATACTCAACATTATGATGATGATATTTACGATTTCTAATATATTCATGAGCAACATATAAAGCACTATTCATTGATTTGAATGGTGCTTTTTTGTTTGCTGACATTATTAGCACAATCATAATAAAACAAACAAATAATAAAATGGGAATTTTATCAAATTTATTTAATACAGAACAAAGAAATGTATCATCAATAACAATTAAAGAAGAACGTTCAACAAGCAATTATGATGGCGGAGCATTTAATTTAAATAATTATACTTCATACAATTCAAATTTATCTACTCGTTTATCTACTGTTTTTGCAGCAACTGAAATAATTAGTAATGCAGTTGCAGTACTACCAATAAATATTTTTTCAACCGATTCAAATAATTACAAAACAGATTTATCAACACACCCTGCAGCATATTTATTAAATAAACAACCATCAAAAAATTATTCAAAATTTTCATTTTTCAAACAAATAATTGAAAGTGTTATTTTGAATGGTAATGGTTATGCGATAATAATTAGAGATAAAAAAGGAAAACCAATCGAAATAAAATATTTAAATCCAAATCGTGTTGTTGTTAACTATGATTATAAAACTGATAATATTTTATATAATGTTGTTGGCTATGATAAACCAATTGAAAGTATAAATATGTTGCATTTTTATTTACATGCAAATGAATTTTTTCAAGGTATTTCAATTATTTCTTATGCCATAAACACATTAAAAAGTGCAAGTGATAGCGAAGCATCAGCATCTAATTTTTTCAAATCAGGTGGAGCAATAAAAGGGTTCCTAACTACAAATAATGGTATCGCTTTGAGTAAGGATAATAAAGAAAAAGCTAAAGCATCATGGGATCAAAGTTTCGATTCTGCTGAAGCTGGGAGCATTCCAATACTACCACCAAATATTGAGTATAAGCCCGTGACAATAAGCCCTAAAGATAGTTTGTTACTTGAATCAAGAAAATTTTCCGTAATCGAAATATGTAGATTTTTCAATATCTCACCAACAAAAGTATATGACCTTTCAAATAGTTCATACTCAAGTCTTGAAATGACACAATTACAATTTCTTGAAGATACAATTAACCCTTATTTGGTGATGATAACATCAGAAATAAATAGAAAAATATTTCTACCATCTGAAAGACAATTTTTAAGTGTAGAATTTGATACTACTTCAATGTTAGCAACCGACAAACAAGCAATAGCAACATATTATTCAACATTATTTCAAACTGGCGTATTAACGATTAATGAGATACGAAAGAAGTTAAATTATAATAAAATTGAATTTGGCGATGATAATTTTTTACAATTAAATATTTCAACCGTAAAAAATATTTCTGAGGGTACAGTGACTGAAGCACAGAATGTAATTCAGCAAAAAGTAAAAGATAAATAATTTGCTGACATCATCAACACACTACATATAAAAAAGAAATTAAAAGAAATGATAGAAAAAGAAATTAGAAAGATTTCCGATAATATAACAGCAGAACAAGATAGTAGAACAATCACAGGATATGCAATTTTATTTAATACAAAAAGTCAACTGCTAGACGGTTGGTTTTACGAAATTATTTCACCTGATGCAGTTGATGAAAATACAATTGCGAGAAGCGATGTATTTGGTTTGCTGAATCATGACAATGAAAGGGGTATTTTATCACGCTCAAAATATGGCAAAGGTACATTGACATTATCAGTAGATGATAAAGGATTGTTTTATAGTTTTGAAAGTCCGCACACTGCTTTAGGTGATGAAGTATTAGAACATTTGAGATTAAAAAATATAACTGCATCTTCTTTTTGTTTTTCAGTAGATGATGAAGAAAAAGTAAAAAATGCTGATGAAACATATACAAGAACAATTAAAAAAATAGATTTTCTATACGATATTTCTCCAGTCTACTCGCCTGCATATGCAGAAACAACATCAGAATGTTGCAGCAAAAGAATGCTAGATTTTAAAACATCAATTGAATCAGAAGAAAAAAGAAAATTAGATGAATTAGAAATTGAGAAAAAAGAATTAGAGAAAAAAGAATTAGAAATTTATTTTGATTCTTTAAAAAATAAATTTAAAAAATGAAAAATTCACTCGAATTAATTGATGAAAGAAATCAAATTGAATCACAATTAGAAAAATTAATTGAAACTGGTAAAAAAGAAGAAAGAAAATTAAATGATGTTGAAAATACAGAATTTGAAACTTTGACAGAAAAAATTAAAGAAATAGATATTGAAATTGAAAATATTAATATCGAAAATAAAAGAGCCCTTAACGGTGAAAATAAAAAAATAAATAACAAAATGGAAGAAATCAAATTAATTAACTTGTTAAGAAACTATGATAAACAAGACAATTTAAACGAAACGGAAAAAAGATTTTTAGCTGAAGGCCGTGCACAAGGTGCTAAAATTGGTGCCGCTGGTTCAATTCAATTACCTTATGAATACAGAGATGCAGTTCAAGCGGGTGCAGTTGGTCATGGTGCTGAAACAGTTGCTACATCTACATGGAATTTGCTAACACCTTTATATGCTAATTTAGTGTTGACTCAAGCAGGTGCATCAGTAGTAAGTTCAAATGCAAATATTAACTTACCAATTTACTCAGGCGCTAAAGCTTACTGGGAAAGTGAATTAGCTACTGTTCCTGATGGTACTGGTAATTTCACAAAAATTTCTCTTACACCACACAGATTATCAGCACAAATAATTGTATCTAAACAATGGTTAAATATGGATACTATAAGCGCAGAAGCTAGTGTTCGTGCAGATTTAATTGATGCTATGCATCAAGAAATAGAATCTACTCTTTGTTCAAGATTATCAGGTGATACTACAATGCCAACACCATTTTTTTCAGGTGTGAATGTAACTTATGCTTCAGGAATAACTTATCAAAATGTAATTGATTTAGAAACTAATGTAGAATTGTTAAATCCAAAAAATTCATTGACTGCAATTCTTTCACCTAGAGCAAAAAATATTTTGAGAGGTACAAAGAAAAATGAATTTTCATTTATTTATGAAAATGATAAATTAGATGGTATCAACTCATTAACTTCTACAAATGTATTAAATAGAGGTTTTATAATCGGTGATTTCTCTAACTTAAAAATTGTAAATTTTGGACCAATCGACCTAGTAATAGATCCATATACTGCAGCAGGTGAAGCAGCTCTTAAAATTACTGTTAACATGTGGGTAGATGCTAAATTTGTAAGACCTACATATGTAACTGCAATTGTATAAAATAAAAATAAAAGATAAATATGTTCATAACATTAGCGCAAGCAAAACAACATTTAAATTTAACTGATTTTTCTGATGATGATGAATACATCACAACTTTAATATTAATTGCTGAAGATGTTGTTGAAAAACATATTAATCAAAAATTAACTGATGTTGCAACAAATAATGATGGGGTTTTACCCTATTCATTATTTGCAGCACTTCAATTATTTATCGGAAATTTATATGCAAATAGGGAAACTGTAGCATTCGGAAAAGCAACAGAACTAAAATTTAATTATTCTTATCTGTTAGACTTAAATCAATCAATTTAAAAATGATATTAGCAGGAAATTTATTATATAAATTAGAGTTTTATAAAAATTTAATTACTCAATCAGAAACTGGTGCTGAATCATATTCAACGATTAAAATTTT